TTTCAAGTGGGTGCTCCATAAGCGTAACTTCTTCGCCAACATTATCAACCTTTGCTATTTTTGCTTCTGGAACAATCTGATTAAAGTTTTGATCAAATATTGCCACCAAATCTTCTGTGCCTTGAATGGGGAAAGATGGAAATGCCATTATGCAAGCACCCCATCATCATAATTATTTGTCGCATGATTTATTTGTTTTTTCAAATGATTTGAAAATGCACCCGCTATTTCATCCGCATTGGTGGCTTTTGTATTTATCGTTACATTTCCGGTATTTACATTTGATGTTTTTCTTACATCGATGCTTTTGTTAGATATTGATGAACCAGCAACAGATAAAGGGCTTCTGTCCATTTTACCAATTCCTGCGGCAACACCAGAAGCTAGCTTTGCAGCGCCGATTCCTATTCCTTTTCCGGCGGCAACACCAGAAGCATTTGATGAACCACTAACTAGCTTTACAATACCGCTTCCTATTCCTTTTAATCCTTGCCATAATTCACCCGCCGCTTTAACACCATTTATTATTCCATTTATTCTGCTCGCAAAAAAATCCCAAAAAACTTTAAATACTTTGTACATTTGAGTGAATATTGTCACAACGAGCTTAAGATATGCTGATAATGCAGTTGAAGGAGTAATATTAAATCTTTTAAAAAGCCCTGTTACCCAATTTATCGCATCCCCTATATCATCAAATATTGTTTGTAATTCTGGATATTTTTCAAGAAGATCACCAATGACAGAAAGTCCCCCAGCCCTAAAAACCTGGAAATCTTCATAAACAAGACCTATTGCTGTCCCTATTGCAGATATAATTGTTATAATTAAAAACCATTTGCTAAATACAGAATTTAAAAGCTTACCTGATGTGATCAATCTGAATATTGAAGGAATGAGATATGCCCCCATTGCGGACGCTATCCCGATAATACTACCGACCGCTAAAGTTTTGTGCTCCCTAAGATAAACAGCTATTCTTTCAAAAAATTTGAATACTTTTTCAAAAGTTGGCAAAATATCTGTTGCAATTGTTACGAAAAATGATCTAAATGCGTGATGAGTATCATTGACCTGCTGATTGAATTTTTCTGAAACTTCTGCGTCATGCTTTGTTACAACGCCCAATTCTTTCTCTCTTGCAATTAGCGCATCTACTTCTTTCTGTCCCTTTTGCAATAGCATTATAGTGCCATAGTCAATACCTATTTTTTTCCCTAAATCTGTTGCCTCCTGATCGCTTAATGTTCCGAACACGCTTGCTAAATCTGGTAATATATCCATAAAATTCCTGAGATTTCCGTGAGCATCTTTTACGTTAATCCCAAGATGTTTAAATGCTTTTGCTGCATCACTATCTACATTTTTTGAAAGTCCTTGAATAGTGCCATCCACAGATGCAATTGTTGACTGGAATGAAGAGGCGCTTCCGCCCGCGCGCTCGACTGCGCCAGACCATGAATCAATAGCTTCCTCATTATAACCAAGTACTTTTGAAATTCTTCCGATAGATTCACTATATTGCTCAGCAGCCCTTATTCCGCCTATTATTGAACTAAGCGTTAAGAATGCCGTTACGGGACCAATAGCGGATTGTACAAGACTCCTGAATGTATTTCCTATTTTTGTCGCAGCCTGATCTGATGTTTCCAGCTTTTTCTCAAGACCTTCAACAACTCTATCAGCTTCTCTTACGCCCTTTTTTAACTCCTGAGTATCAGCCTTGAATAATGTAATAAAAGTATCAAGTATCATTTATCGCTATCCCCTTGATTTATTTTTATAATATTCATGAGCTAAATGCTCGTTATAAACGCTTACCGCATTAACCTCATAAATTAAAAAAGCATCCTCAAGGCTTAATTCTTCTTTTAGCTGTTTGTAGGTCGCAAGTTTTGAGGATACGATTGCACCGATAAATCCTTCAATATTCTGGTAATCCACTGTTGGGCTTTCAGGGGTATATCTTTTAAGGAATTTAAGATCGCCCCATTTTGAAAAAAACTGCAATTGTATTCCATCATTGCCGCTTCAATTCTCATTAAAAATTCAAATGGAAAAGGATGAGATGACGACATTACGTGATTATCTATAAGCTGGCTTGTTGATAATGGAATCTTTGAACCGCTTTCTGTCACGACAGCAACATATTTCATAAGCTGCATCATTATTTCTTCATTAGTTGCATAATCGCCTATTTTGGGTAATCCACTTGCAACATACTGCGTAATTATTTTTCTTCCCGCAATCGCAGGAAACTTTGAAATAATGAAAGTCTTTCCGTATAGATCTATTTCTTTAGGTTCTATAAATTTCTCAATGCTCATAAATTACCCCTAATTTCTAGTACTCGTAACATCTTGAAAAGCAAATATGTATGTTTTTACTTTTATCCTTCCCGATGATGCAACTGCATTTGCAACCATACCATCAGTAATATAACCATTGCTCAATGTCGTTGTTTTATTGTTTGGATAAATAATACTAAGTGTTAAAATATCACCAGCACTTACTTTTCCTTTTGATACCCTATTTGCTTCAAGCAATATTGAAAGATTTATATCGTCATCAGAATCAGGAATAACACTAATTGTTGGTTTTATGGGATTTGCCTTTGACCAGCTGATCAGATCACCATTTGGACCCATTGAACTATCTCTAATTTGTAAAGATGGAATATCCAAAGGATCAGCCTCGCTATCAAATTGAGATATTCCGAATCCAGCGGGAAATGTCACGCTAGCAACGAGATTAAGTAATATTCCAAAACCACTAACATCTGCCATTTTTTTAACCCTCTTAAATTAATGCGTGAGTACCTTCAACACGTCTGATTGCATCATCTTTGCTATATACCAATAAATAAGTTGCCTGAAACTCAGTCTGATTGTTATCAGGATTTACATATTGTGATATCTGACAATCAACCCAATAACCTATGCCATTTACCTGATACCATGCGTTGGGGTCGTTTATTATGTCTGTTATGAATAACTGTTGTATTTGTGTTAAAGGCTTATCAATGCTTATGGTCCCATTTAATAATGCCTGATCAATAACGCTCTGAAGAACAGATAAAATTTGACCCCTTCCATTTCTGTTGGCTGAAACACGACCTTTTGACAAAAGCAATTGAAGAATAACGGCAGCCGCCGCATCCTTAAACCACATTTCATTAGCGTAAACATTCATATCTAAAGGGCTTGTATTGGGACCGAATAATATTCCCCTTTGATAAAAACTTATCTGATTTCCCGCCGTTTGCGTGCTTCCATAATAGTTAATCCTGTAACTATCGAGCAGGCTTGATGTTGTATTATCAGATACAGAAGGAGTTAAGGTTGACTGATAAAACATATAGTTTTGAACAGAATTAGCTCTCGTGAAATCTGTTGATGCCATAATGCACATTGGTAACATTTCAGGAAATTCGCCATCTACAGCATTGTATGTTACAGCAACACCACCATAATTTTGCAATGCGTTATAGTAATTTGCTGCATCTGTAATTGTCGAAACGGGAACACAGTACATATAAACAACGTTATTTGAGTATTCCCATGCTGCCGCTTCGGTAATTTCATCAAGAGTTAAATTAGATTGTTCAGTGAATATAAATGAACCAAAATTATTTGATTGATTAGCCGAATTATTCAAAGTATCAGTTATTGTCTCAGCGACATCGCCATTAGAAAATATAGCCTGTATTCCCCACCCGATAATATCGGATATGTCTGTACCGCCAGAACCTGTCGTAACTGAAATCTGAGCGACACCAGAAACGCCGGAAACAAAATTAAAGCTTGTATTTTGATTGTTGTACATGACCGTTGCGGTTGAAAAATTTGGATTTACCACAGCATTTATTGCTGTTTGAATTTCTGTCGCAACATCTGAAAAGCTTGTTGCTGTAGAAAAGTTTATTGGTCCTATATTTGCTGTCGTCGAGCCAATAGTTAAACTAAACACGCCGTTTGTTATTGTTTTAATTTGTGTTAGCGTTTGTGTTATTTGTGAACCAAAAATCATTGCAGGTACGTCTTCATTTGTCCATCTCGCAAAAGAGATCATTTGCGGACGTGTACCAAGCTTACTAATAAATGAAAAATAATATAATGCCCTTAAATATTCTTCACTTACAGTGCCAAAATATGTGCCAACATCTGTCAAATTTGTAAATTCTATAAATCCTCCTGTTGGCACAAATTGATTTGTTGTAAATATTCTTCCTATAAATCTTCTGCCGGAAACAAATATTGGCGCGCCAATAAATGAATTTATATCAACATATTTACTAAGAGGTATAGACATTTTTTAATCCTCAAAATATTAAAATCAAACACTATAAAGCCCATAATTGAATAGACTTATTTCATCTACCTGCTCAGTGAAATATTCGTTATATGTCAACGTTATTTCAAGAGAAGGCGAAAGCTCAAAATAATCCCTGTCATCCCTAAAATAAGGATTATTAATATTTAAAATCTTCAGTATCTGTATCCCGTATGCGGAAAGATTTTGTATGCAAAACTCACTTTGCAGTATTCCCGCAACACTATTTATCAAATCTGATGACGTCAACGTGTCAATTTCAGGGTCTTGATTCCATAATGTCATTATCTGGAAGCTTGACTCATAAACCTGACCCTCTTCATGATCAATTACGTCATTAATATCATCGTATGTATCTATTTTGCTTGGCATTCCTCGCCTTAACTGTGAAAGTTTAGACAAATAAATAACAGGCGTTGACACTGTTCCTTGCATGGTTGGCTGGTATGATTGAAGTATTGTTATTCCAGTTATATTTCTTTTTATCAAACCTTGCTGTATTGTACTTATTATGTAAGTAAAAAGATCATTGTCTCTCATTTATAAAATACCTATGGCAATGAAACCTTTATACATAATATCGCAATCCATCCGTCCATCTGATACCAATTCTCAGCAGACTGACACTGAAATGTATCTCCATCAAAAACAAGCTTATCGCTTGATACATCCCTATTAATATCCAATAAATTACTTTTCACATAAAAATA